CACAAAGAACGAGGACAGTCTATTTGGTGGAGGCCCAATGAAGGTAAGAGCCAGATTAGAATTACTCCTTATCCCCACGGTGATGATCCCTTCATCGAATACTACTACCATTACAATCTATCTGGCGATAGGAAGCCTGTCCTCTGTCCTAAGAGAACATTCGGCAAAGAGTGTCCTGTGTGTGACTTCGTTCAGACACTATGGAAGGGCGATAGCTCTGATGAAAAGCTAGCCAAGCAGTTGAATGCAAAGCAGCGTATTCATTCTCCTGTCATTGATCGTAACAAGGAAGAGGATGGAATCAAACTCTTCTCTTATGGAGCGCAACTCTATGAGAAGCTACTTGAGACTTGGCTCGATCCTGATTATGGTGATATCTCTGATCCTGTGAATGGTCGTGACATTACTGTTACCTATTCGCCAGCAACTAAGGGACAGCCTTTCCCCAAGACTGATATCATGCCCAAGCCTAGAGTAACACCTATGCTTGCCGCTGGTGAAGAAGCTTGGAAAGAAATGCTTGAGAATTGTCCTAACATTGAGGATCTAGTTGCCGAACCTACAGTAGCAGAGCTTGAAGAAATGCTTCACTCTCTTGCTGGCGGGGAAGAGGCGGAGTCCGATGGAGAAGGAACTGATTACAGTGACTCAGAGGACAACGAAAAGGTAGATGGCTTCAATAAATAAGTGAGGAATCATGGCTAAATCAGAAAACATGTCTGATTTCCTCAGAGATTCTTTGAACGATACACTTGGCAAAAAAGGGGGAGTAGCATTCAAGTTAAATGAATCTACTCCCTCTACTGTCAAGGGTTATATCTCCACGGGTTCCTGCCTTCTTGATATTGCAATTTCCAATACCAAGAATGGCGGGATTCCTACGGGGCGTTTAACAGAAATCGCTGGCATGGAATCAATTGGAAAATCGTTGTTGGGTTATCACCTGATAGCAAACTGTCAAAAGATGGGTGGGATAGCGATTCTCATTGATACCGAGAATGCTGCGTCTATGGATATCATGCGTAATGTGGGTATCGATCTTGACGCTCTCATTTACATGCAGCTTGAGACAACAGAGAAAGTCTTTCAAGCTATGGATCATACGATCCACCAAGTAAGAGCCAAGCAAAACAACATCGATAAGCCCTTGCTTATTGTTTGGGATTCGGTTGCTGCTACATCAACGGAAGCAGAGTTTAGTAAGGACTATGACGAATCCACTGTTGCACTACAGGCACGAATCATTTCGAAGGGATTGCGTAAGCTTACTCCCTTCCTTGGAAAGTATAATGTCACCTTAGCTTTTATCAATCAGCTACGCACAAGAATTGGTATCACATTTGGGGATGATAAGATCACTCCTGGCGGGAACGCTATCCCTTTCTATTCGTCAGTTCGTTTACGGCTGTCAAAGGAAGCTGATCTTAAGACTCCTGTTAAGAAGGATGTTTACGGGGTTGCTATCAAGGCTCTCGTAAAGAAGAATAAGATTGCCCCACCATTTAGGAAGGCAACTTTCAAGCTCCGCTTTGGTATTGGCATTCAGGATATCGAGTCTTGGTTTGATACGCTTGTAAATCTTGATATCATCGAACAAGCGGGAACGTGGTATTCGCATCCCAAGCTAAACGGTGGAACGAAGTTTAGAAGTACCGACTTCGTGAAGCAAGTTAAGGCATCGAAGGGTGTGGTAGCAGAATTCAGGGCCGCACTTGAGGATCACTTCATCTTGAAGATTAATATGGAAGATCCAAAGGAGATTGAGGAGTAATGCCCAATGCTGTTTGTTCTAACTTCCCATATTGCAGGAATATCTTTTACAGAAAACTTCATGAGATCAAGGACTATCGCCCTTTTTGTAGTAGCAAATGTAAGAACGAATACCTTAACAGGCATAGACCAAAGCTTGAGCATAACGCCACCTGCTTTCAATGTGGAAAATCTTTTCATAGGAAAGAGAGCCAGCTAAAGAAGTACAAACGACACTTCTGCTCCAAAGCTTGCTTGACACTTCACCAGCAACGAGATCAAGTTGCTCTTAAATGTGACGAATGCGAACAGGTTTTCTATCGAAAGGTTTCCCACGTAGGTAAAAATGAAAGTGGGCTTAAGTTTTGTTCAATGTCCTGCGCTCATGCATATATGTATCGAGCATGGAAGAAAGAGGCATTCGAACAAGCTAACTATCGCAGACCAGTAGCGTATTGTCAAGTGTGTAGTTGGAATGAACATGAGGAGTTGTTATCGATCCATTGGTTAGACGGTAATTCTGCAAACAAGGATGATAGCAATATATTGGTGGTCTGTCCTATTTGTAGGGAGAAGATCAAGGCGCGGTTACTGCCGCAATACGCAGATAGAGGTTAATATGCATATATTTCACAAGTGGATCAAAGACCCGAAAATTCACAAGGGAACATATTTGGATGAGCCTATTGAATGGGAATATGAGGGTTTTCGAAAGTGCAGCGTGTGTGGAAAGGTTCAAGAGTTTAAGTACGATTCGCAAGGTGGGTCTTGGTCAACACTTGGACCTGAACATCTAGAAATCTATAACAGGGTTAGGGGATAATATGGACTATACACATTTGAGTTCCAAAGAATGGGAAGAAATTAAGGCTGATCTTTACGAGGTTAATATGAAAGAAGCTTATGAAGAACATATCATTGACCAACCAGCTTTTCAGAATTGGGGCGATATAGATTACTTTCACATTCCAGAACGCTTTCCACCTTGTCACTACACAAACTTGCTCAAGGAAATGTTCGACAAGGCCAAGCAGAAGAACCACGATTACGGCTCAGACAATATCAGCGACCTTGGCGAGAGAGCTTGCTTTGTTCGTATGAATGACAAGATGAATAGACTCAAGACTCTTCTATGGGAGGACAATGATGCAGAAGTTAAAGATGAAACTATTGAAGATACTCTTCTCGACCTTGCTAACTATGCTCTTATTACCATTTTGCTTAGGCGTAATGAGTGGGGAAGCGAAGAAACGTTTGAACAGCAAGTACAGTGGGTGACTTCTTCTGTCTCTCATGGAGAGTTATCATGAAAAAATGTCCTAGCGTGGAGGAAGTGCAAAGAGCCAAATGGCAAGATGCTAAATATGCTGTTGGTCTTGCGCTCAGGAACTTAAAGCGTGACCCGATGCCAAATCCAAGCCTGATGAGTGGCTATAAGGAAGCCCTTCGAATATTGGATGCTTACCAGCAACTCATTGAGCGCGAAGCAGCCCTGCGGGAGTTGGTGAGCGACCTAGTTAAGCTGGTCAATGGATACCAGAAGCTAGGCGTTGCCTACAGGCTGAACGACCACAGAAGGGCAGACAGCGCCTTGACGATCATCGAGAAACACAAGGCCGCCATCACCCGCGCCGAGTCCCTGCTAGAGAAGGAGTAATTCAATTTTGTCGTAGTTGCAATGCTAGGAAGTTTACAAAAACAAAAGAGGAGTTTTTGGAATATGAAAAAGATACTGTTGATTGATGTGATGAACACATTTATCAGAAATTTTGCCATAGTCCCTTTACAAAATGACAACGGAATACACCTTGGAGGAACAATTGGATTTCTAAGTTCCCTTCGTCATGTTATGGAAGCCACGAAACCAGACAGAATTTTATTGTGTTGGGATGAAGGTGGTTCCACAAAGCGCAAGAGAATCTATGCTGATTACAAGATTAACCGAGTGAAGAAGGCACGTAAGATCTTGATGCCCTTCGATGATTTAGAGCAACAGGACAACAGCTTCAACTATCAACTAACCCGCTTGAAGAAATACCTTGACTTGCTACCTGTAAATCAGTTAGTATGTCCAGGGGTTGAGGCTGATGATATCATTGCGTATGTTTGCCAGAACCAAGCCTTCGATGACTACGAGAAGGTTATCTATTCAACGGACAAGGATTTCTTCCAACTCGTCAATGATGAGAGACACATTAGCATCTATCAACCGATGAAGAAAACATACATCACCAATGCTACAGTCAAAGAGCAGTTTCAAGTAACGCCAGAGAACTTCCCAATCCTTCGCGCCCTTACGGGTGACAAGAGTGACAACATCATGGGCCTTCAAGGCGTGGGCTTTAAGTCTGCTGTGAAGTGCTTCCCTTTGATCACAGAGTCAGAGCGTAAGTATCCTAGTGATGTGATTGCCTTCAGTCAGAAACAGGTGCAAGAGAAAAAGCATTTCAAGGCAATCGAAAAGGTCGTGGAAGATCCCAAGTTGATTGAAGCTAACTACAGCATCATCCAATTGATCGAACCAGACATTCCTATGTTCTGCTACGACAAGTTCCAAGATTGGTTGGCCGATATGAATCATGGTTTGAAGTGCCAGAAGTTACAGCTTCGAATGCTTTTCATACAGGATGGAGCGATGAGGCTCATTGAATACTTCGATAGTTGGCTGCTTCCATTCAAGACCTTGCAGTATAAACTCTCGCAGGAGGACAAGTAATGAAGGCAGTAATTATATCAAGTAAGGGATCTTACGGTCTTGGAGATATTTCTATCGATAAGCTTGCGTCAGTTGAAGCATATCTTAGGCAGGAAGTAGATATTTCAGATAGTAATGGTAAAAGTTTGGTGTATACAGTAAAACACCTCATCTTAGATTTAGAATCCGAAAAAACAATGGTTGAATTTTGGTGTGACTATACGGAGGACGAGTAACAATGAATCTCGAATGGTATAGAGACTCTGTAGAGGAAATGTACCTCTCTTGCCCAACGGGTTGTGGGGCGAGTTTTGGTGAACTTCTCTGTCATGAGATACATACGCAGGGAGAGACATTCCTCTCATTAACCGAGAAGTGGGGGATAAGCGTAACCCTTCTTGGACTGTTAATAGCGGACCATTGCGCGAGACTAGAACCCAAACCCTATCTACTTCCAAAGGATAATAATGCCACCTAAAATAGATTTCAGTATCTTTGGAGAGGACAGCTTTCAAACCAATGTGCTTCATGCGTTGATCATTGATAACGCATACTCTGAGCAGATACTTGACATTCTTGAGGTAGACTATTTCTCCACTGAAGGTCATGCCACGATCTTCGAATTCCTTAAGGAGAATGTTGAAGGTAAGGCCATCTTTCCTTCAATGGATGTGCTAAAGTATTGGGTCAATGAAGATCTAACCAAAGGCCCTCTCCACGATCAGATTGTTGAGCTTCTTAAGGACATTCAAAAGTCTGATGGAACAGCACTTGAGTATGTTAAGGAAAAGAGCATTGACTTCTGCAAGAACAGAGCTATGGAGAATGCTCTCTTTGATTCTGTTGATCTGTTGCAGCAGGGCAAGCACGATGAGATCTTCAAGATCATGCAAGAAGCATTGCTTGCTGGACAAGAAAGGGATTTAGGTCATGTCTATTTTGAGGACTTGGAAAATCGAAATCAAAAGATTATGCGTAATCCTGTCACAACAGGGTTGGGTACGCCGATGGATGAGATTTTGGGCGGCGGCTTATCTTCAGGGGAGTTAGGTTGTATCTTAGCTCCAACAGGTGTTGGAAAATCTATGGTCCTGTTGAACTTGGCCTACGGAGCAATGATGAAAGGGCTGAATGTTGTTTATTACACGTTAGAATTGAGTGAGACACAGGTAGGCGTAAGAATGGATGCGCGTATCTGTAACATGCCGATTGATCAGGTCTATCGAAGCCCTCTAGTTGTAGGAAAACAGCTTGAAAAAATTAAAGATACTACGGGACGTTTGGTTATCAAGCAATTCCCAACCAAGGGGGCTTCTGTTACCAGCATCAAAGGACATATTGCTAAACTTAAGACTACAAAGTTTATTCCCGATTTGATTATTGTTGATTATGCCGACTTGATGAAACCTCTTTCAAGATTCAAAGAAAAACGTCATGAGCTTGAATCAATTTACGAGAGTTTGCGCGGTCTAGCTGTTGAACAGTCCCTACCTATATGGACCGCAAGCCAATCAAACAGAAGTTCAATGGATAAAGCATATGTAACTCTCAGTGATATTTCAGAATCATACGCGAAAGCACAAGTAGCCGATGTGATTTTATCTCTCCAAAGATCTGTTGACGACAGGAGAAATAATAAGGGGACATTCTTCTTAGCAAAATCAAGGGCTGGAAGGGACGGCATCATTTTTGACGCTCTTGTAGATACCGCTACAGCATATGTTGAGATCTTGAGCGAGACTGATTACATGGATGAAAACGAGCGAGTATCTTTAGATGAACCCAGTAATTCTCAACATGGAAAAGATCGTTTAAGGGAGTTTTTGAAAGGAAGAAAATAATGGACGGAAACTACATAATTTGTATTACAGGCGGCCCCGTGATTGGAAAATCAACATTCGTTAATTATCTAAAAGATGAGTTGTTTAAGGATCATGACATTAGAGTTGTCACTCCTTCACGCAATCCTTGGTTGAAAGAAAATAAGGAAAGAACGGAAAGGGAGATCCGCGAGATTCTACGTAAGGATATCAAGGAAGGTTTTACGGATGGGTCTAAGCATGTGATTATTGATGGCGCACCCTACCGATCAGGGGAGCTTAGTTTCTATCAAACGGTAGGCATGGAGCTAGGCGTAAAGGTGATCCTCTGTCATTTGCGTGATGGTGGAAAACTCAAAAAACATCAAGACCTTTACGAGCCTCATGGTGAGTCACAAGAAAATCCAGAACTATTTACTCATCTTAAAGTATGGTTTAAAAATCATTGGACCTATTTAAAAAGAGAAGCAAAGCTCGTTCTCCCAAGAGATCTAACTATCAAGATTACCTATCCTAATGATGCGGTACATCTAGTTGAGTTCTGGTTTGAGAATGAAAGCATAATGAATGAGTGGCTGGACAATTACTACGCCACAATGACAAGAGAGGAACCTAAAAATGGCAAATAAAGTTGCACTTAAAATGGCGGCAAAAGCAAAGGACGCTGATATAGCAGTCACTTTAGAAACGCTCAATGACAATGCAGATGTGAAAGCTATTGTAGCAATTAATTCTGTGTTTGAAATTGGAGACGGGACATACCATTATGTTTTCTACCATGAGTATACAGATTAATCATGGCACATAAAACTACAATTAAAATGGCATCCTATGATGATGTTAATAATGCTGACACAGTATTTGGCGCGGGATTAGAAACCCTTAGTAAAGATTCAAGTGTGTTGAGTATTGTAAGTATTACCATAAGTCACAATATCATAACGGGTGCTATTCATCATCGAGTCTTTTATAGAACCTTAGTAGATTAGGGGGGATCATGGCTAAACGGATACTCAAAACAGTTACCTATAACGATGCTACGATAGCAGCGGGATTAGAGACTCTTAATAACAATGAAAATATAACTAATATTGTAGATATACTAACCTATTATGATCAATGGCTACCAGGGGTCAGACATGATATTATCTATGGAGAGTTGGTTTGATATGGCTAAAGTAAGCGTTCAAGTATTAGAAGGGTCCGAAGCACTAAGGGATGCAATTCAATTGGCGTTGGATCACAATGTCCATGTGTTGCCCTATACTTCAGAATTAATTGGCGGTGATGTATATTACACGCTTATTTCAATTGCGAATTCTGTACCTGTTACAATAACGAATAACAAAGTCCCCGACATAAGAGGTTGATCATGTCCTATAAAACCTTCCTTACGATTACGGGTGGTAATGGTGATGACATGAGCGTTATTGCTCATGCTGATCTGTATGACTATCTTGTGGTGACTCCCTACATTTTCATAAAATACTTTGCGGGGACAGAGCTAGAAGAAAAGTGCATAGTATTCTTCAACTACTTTGTGTCTCCCTACTACATGGAACCTGAAGATGATAGGTACGTCTTACAGACTTCTCCTTGGGATATCGATCACTCTGTTGAAATCAAGATTGATTGGAATCCAGATGATCCCGATGTAGAAAGCTATTCATGGGCGTATCCACTTACAACCCATAGAATATCAACCTTTATCATGGATATTGAGAATTTCCTTAGCAGCTATAATGTGCGTGGGGTATTGCTTGATGATCATTGGAAGGACCATAGTTGGTGGCATTTGGAGAATCCTGATGATTACAATTTAATTCATCCCTCTTCTACTGAATGGCATCTTAAGACACTCGAATGGATACTTGGAACTCTTATTGTTAAGTACATTGGAGAGAGTGGAATCCTACTTACGAACGGTGTGCAGTTGCTTGATGCTGATACAAGGGGGAAATCTTGTCTTAAGAATCGTGTGTGGGAAAACCCAGGTGCGCCCTATAATCCTTGGAGTCGCATTGCCGACAACGCCGAGTATGGAGATTTCTTGATGCTTAAGAACCTTGATGATCAAGCACAGTTTTTAACTTGCTTCTTGGGTAGTCGTATGAATTGTGCTGTTAATCTTGGCGTTCCCGATGGAGATAAGAGTTATGTTTGGTCCGAACTACTTCATGCAAATGTATTTGTAGGTCCAACACCTAACAATTACCCTTGGAAGGGTCCAGATACAAGCAAAGTAGCGGAGACATGTTAGAAGAAAAGCGAGAAAGGATAGACGGTAACGAACCTAATATCATCATAGGAGAAAACAGAATAAGGAGCATTGTTATGCATGAAGAAAAATCGGTCATTGTAATATATTCGTTAGGCTATGGGTCTTACTACAGAATCTATGACGGGGATACTAGTCTCGAAACGATCATGAAGTGGGGCGAGGACAAGTACGCGGAATTAGGCGGTGACGGGAATCTAGATATTCAAATCATCAGAGAAGCCTAATGATTTTAAGGAAGAATAAGATTTATGATTATTCTCAGATGCATGAAGCAGTATGTAGAAAGTGTGGGAAGCTCGTCCCGTGGGATCTCTGCGATTGTTCGAATGCGGTTATTAGACTTGATGCTGAATGTTGTAGAGAGCAGCATCACATTGAGTTCACCTACAATGAGAGTTTTGAGTTAAAAGGAAAGTATCATCGTGAAAGATGCTCAAGTATACAATCTAAAAGCTAGGGAAGTTAGCAAGTTCAAGGTGACTTGCCCAAGCTGTAAACGTGAATGGCTAGCAATGCGAAGCAAAAATGTTTCGCTTGCTGGCCCTTCTAGTCTCATAGGCGATGACAAGAAATCGATCTTCGCTAAGTTTGAGTACAAAGCACACTGCTTCAAATGTAAAACAAACTTTACATTCAAGCTTGTGGTTGATTACCGATTGGAGTAGGTTATGATAAATAGGCGTTACAGGATAAAGAAAACGGTTCGGGGAGATCGTGTTTATTATTCAGTTGAGTTCGCAGTAAAGGATCATTGGTATGACACTGGTATTTTTGTAGACGGTCTAAATGAAGCAAAGAGTTTTATTGATAAGATGAGAGAACAAGGTAGCATTAAAACCAAGACTACTTACATCGATTATTAAGGAGAGGTTATGAAAGTATACTACAGACTAGACACAAGGATTCGAAGAAATGGTGAAGTGGCTATCTACATAGTCCGAAAGAAGGAGGGCTTCTTTGGTCATTGGTTTAGGATTTTCGAGTCCTACAATAAACTACAGGCTCTAGACAAGATAAGGCGTTCAAAAAACGCCACTAAACATCATCATCAACTTGAAGTCGTAAAGGTAACAAAAGAACATTTCTAAGGAGTGAGTTATGATTGAATTAGGCAAGAAGTATAGAATCAAAAAAGTAGGCATAAGGTATCAAGCACAGTTACACTGGAATAGTGTTTGGATCGATCTAGAACAGAACGCATTCACACTTTTGGTATCAAAGAAAATCATTGATAAGCACATGGAGCAGGAGCTTACGGTTCGTAAGGTAGAATACATTGACTACCCCAAATAAGAATAACAGCACAATGGTAAAGAGGCTAAAGAAGTGTACAAGGTCAAAGTTTTGGAGAAGGAAACCCAAGAAACGAGAGAGTGATGAAAAAGATAGATAACAGAGAGGTAATATACAGAAGCATATTTCGTTGTCCTCAATGTCAACAGATAGAAGAGACAACTACCAATCCCTTCACAAAGATTTGTGCCAAGTGTGGTATACAAATGACCTGTACGTATTTTGAACAGTTCACGAAGAAGGTGTAGCTATGTTTCAAACTTGCTTAAAATGTGGCTATAAAACAATACTCCATGCGTGGGATCAGCTTGATTGGTGTCCTGATTGTGGGGAAAGGCTATATATTTACACGCCTAAACGAATGGAAAAAGATGATAGTAAGATTCCTCCTGGTCTTTACTGTTATGATGAGCATGGAATTTGTCCTTATTGGGAGAAATTTAGTGGGCTTTCTGATCAAGAGAGCGGGTTCTGTCACTATCTTAACTTAGGTGATTGGATGGAAAATGGAACTGTGCTTCTTTGGGACCAATGTAAAGAATGTGGAACTAATGATGGAGGATAAATAGTGCAGTATTTCAACAACACGTTCAGCGAAGAAGGCGTAACTATGAAAAGACATTGGGCTTATCTCAAGTACGTACTAAGGCATAAATGGTATGTGTTCAAGGCTTGCTTGCAATGGAGAGTTCCTTTGCACCTTGCAATCTTTCATGATCAGACCAAGTTTACTAAGAGAGAGTTTGGTCCTTACGCACACAATTTCTATAATGCAGATGGAAGCAAGCGGGACATAAGGGGTGCGTCAGGGGCATACGATCCCAATGCACAACCAGAGGCATTTAAACTAGCTTGGCTTTCACATCAAAGGAACAAACATCATTGGCAAGCGTGGCTATCGATAGGCGATCATGGAAAACTAACTGCATTGCCTATGCCTAGAAAGTATGTACTAGAAATGATTGCCGATTGGACGGGTGCAGGAATGGCAATATCAGGAAGAAAAGACCCCTGGCCTTGGTGGGATATTAATAAAGACAAGATGATTCTGCATGAAGAGACATTGGAGACTATCAACGAACTAAGAAAGGATAAATAGTGCAGTATTTCAACAACACGTTCAGCGAAGATATGTGGAAGGCCAAGTACAAGGCCGATAGTGACGAAACCATTGTGGACATGTGGATACGCATGTTGGGCAAGCTCCTGCCTCAAGTGGACGAAGCAAGTAGTGAATTTGGTTTCCTAAGCTCATTTCAATTCGTTCCAGGTGGACGCATTCAATCAGCCATTGGATCGGGCAAGAATGTTACGGCGTTCAACTGTTACATGATGGATGACATAGAGGATGACATGGACGATATCTTTCGTGTCTTAGGAGAGAGCGCACGAACACAGAAATTTGGTGGGGGCGTTGGCTACAACTTTAGCACCTTGCGTCCAGCCAATGCATTAGTAGGAGAGAGTGGACAGAGTAGTGGCCCATTATCGTTCATGGACATTTACGATACAATGACCAAGACGATTGTTCGTGGTGGTGGTGGAAGAGGCGCACAGATGGGTATCCTGAATGTGCAGCATCCCAATATCATTGACTTCATCGAAGCAAAGCGTGGCAATGAAAATAAGAGGCTAACGCAATTCAATGTAAGCGTTGATTTGATGGACCGTTTCATGATGGCTCTAAAGAAAGACCAGAATTGGACAACAGAATTCAATGGGGTAAAGTATGATACGATCAAAGCTAGTGATATCATGGACAAGATTACTCGAAACGCCTATGATTTCGCAGAACCAGGAGTGGTGTTTTTGGACAGGATCAACCAATGGAATAATTTGTACTATTGCGAACAGATTAACGGAACAAATCCATGTGGAGAAGTACCATTGCCCAGGTACGGAGCTTGTCTACTAGGAAGCTGTGGCTTGCCCATGTTTGTGAAGTGGGACGAAAATGAGCAGATATGGTACTTCGATTTTGAAGGGCTTTGTGAAGCGGTTAAGTTTGGAACTCGTTTCCTTGATGCAGTTATAGACGAAGCGATCTATCCTCTTGAAGCACAAAAATTAGAGGCATTGAGCAAGCGTAGAATGGGTCAAGGTGTGATGGGCTTTGGTAGCGTATTGAATATGCTTGGCATGAAATATGGGAGTGAAGAGTGCATGGAATTTATCAACGATTTCATGACGGTGATTCGTGATACCGCTTACAGAACAAGCATTGAGCTAGCCAAAGAGAAGGGGTCGTTCCCACTTTTCGATCAAAAGAAATACATGGAAAGTAAGTATATAAAGACCTTACCCAAGGACATAAGGGATGACATAGAAAAATATGGCATACGCAACAGCCATCTCTTAAGCATAGCTCCCACAGGCACGATAGCCATAGAGGCCAATTGTATTAGTAGCAGCATAGAGCCAGTATGGCAAAAGGAATACAGCAGAGACGTATTGGATCATGCCACAGGCGAAATGAACGAAGAGAACGTTGTAGATTACGCCTACTATTGGATGAAGCAAAACAACATTGACACAAGCGATTTCGAGGAGCTTGTTGATATTCATCCCAAGACTCATATTGAAGTGCAAGCCAAGTTTCAGGAGTTTATTGATCAAAGCATTAGCAAGACGATCAACGTGCCAGAGAGCTATAGCTATCAAGACTTCAAGGATTTGTATTTGTATGCATACGACAAGGGGTGCAAGGGCATGACGCTTTATCGTGCCAATCCCAAGATGGACTCGATCATCAATCTTGGATCAAAGGATAAGGATAATAATTCAAAGCTAATACCCCAAGGTAAGACAGAAAGACCTTTTAATCTACAAGGAAGTACATATAGCTTAGAGTATAAGCAAGGTAAAGGTAAACTCTACGTAACAATCAATAGGGATAGAGATAGAGACGGTCAACCCTTCGAGATATTCATTAACAATAACGATGGTGGAGAAGCCGAAGTATGGATTAAGGCATTGGCTCGTATGTTGAGTGCTATATTTCCCAGAACCGATCAGATAAGGTTTATTATAGACAGTTTTGAGAAGATCGCAGATAGTAGTGGCGGAATGTGGATAAAATATCCCGTGGATGTAAAGCATACTTTACATTCTGAGTCAACCCCCAATGCTCCCATAAAGTATTTTGATGAGAATACTCTTGACAAAGACGTTAAAAGCGTGTATGTTAAGAGTGGTCCGCATGCCATAGCCCTTATGTTACGTGCATGGCTGGCTCAGTATGGTGATGTGCCCACAAATGGCAACGAAAATGATGCAACCATAACATTACCATGCCCCGAGTGTAATGCTGTAAGTTACAGAAAAGAAAGTGGCTGTTGGATTTGTGGTAGCTGCGGGTACTCTACGTGTAGTTAAACGATTCTAGAGATTTAAACGTAGAACTTTACAACGATTTAAAGCACTCTAGATTAAGGAGAGACTATGGAATGTATAACATTAGCGGTTTGCATAGTGTTGGCTGTTATTTGGATACGATATTTGGATCATAGAAAAGAAAGGTAGTGAAACAATGGCAACATTACTAGAAACACAGAGTATAGACATAGAACAGGTTATAGAGTTAGCACAGCATGAGATAGAGGACATAAGGAGAGCTATAGAGTTCTACAATGAGCATAACTCATTCAATCGATTGTATAACCTTGCACATTTCTTCCAGCAATTCGAAGGTCAAGGTAGTAAGCAAGATGCACGACAAGGTACAAAGAAAGGTAAGCCCCGTACTAAGTTTAACGATACTACTAAAGCGTTGCAGTTGTTAGAGAAAGCTGCCCAGCCCTTCGTTAAGAAGGAGCATTGTTGTTAACACACTCTACTTATAGTATGGACATTAACATACGCCATAGACTAAGCTGGTAATACTATGGCACACTAACGCTAGGGCATTGGCATGCTAACACGTTGGCACACTTAAGGTTTCGCCGCGCATGGGGTTTTTCGAAATGCGAGAGTAAGTCCTTAGACCCATTTTCTACCAACGTTCATTTTCACATTTGAAAGAGGTAAATGATGAATCGATTCAAAAAAGCTCTTCTAAAAACAGTTAGCTTTATGGGTGCTGTAATGGGCACAGTTATCTTCGTGTGGATTGTTTTAGGCTCTATTATAATGGCATGGCCCATTTCCCCCATACTTTCTTGGGTAGCTATACTGTTCTGGTTGTTTGTGATAACCTTTACTTACCATTGGACTTCAATCTCGAATAAAGGGAATAATTAGAATGACAGTTAGACAACGCGAAGTGCTTTCTCAATTTTCTACCAAGCATTACAGCTATGGTATGGGGTCGCAATCCATTTGTCGTAGACTATGGAAACGTGGATATCTTGAAGTAAACTCTCTTCCTTGGGGGTTAAGTATAGGGGCGCATAGATATGCATTCAAACTTACTTTCAAGGGGACGGAAGCCCTAAAGGACTAAAGCCACCCCATTTTCAACTTTGAAAGAGGAAGTATGCGTACTGCCCTTGTCCATGCCACAACCACAGTGTTAAACTTGCCCCAAAGCAAGGGCCAATTAATTAGCTAACTCTAATAGAATCAACGACTTAAAGTTACATTTTAGACTTGACAAGCTTTCCTCCATGTGCTATTATTGCAAAGCAGGGGGGGGACATTCTTATGCCCTCTACCATTGGATTGCGGTATATGGGATAAACTCTAAGTCGTTGTGAGACAACGATGTTTATTCAACGTTCCCACTGTGAGTATAAGCCAATTTGGTAAGCAGTTACGATATATCTGATAAACGCTAACCTAACCTTTAGTAAGGAGAACTAACGAATGATTATCTTTCATGGTGGCTGTTATGGTTGCACAAGGCAGGAAAACGAGGATAAAGGCGTTGACTTCTGTTACGGGTGTCAATACTTTGAAGGAGATTGGAATAAGCCCGATCTAAACAACGGACCCCCAGACGAAGTTGATATTGTGCGCGAAGAAGTAAAAGCACGAATGAGAAATAGCAATGCCCCTAAACTTTAACGAAAGTGAAATTTAACATGAACACAGATACACAACGATTCGATTGGCTTGAAAAGGTATGCTATGCCTGTCCCAATCTCGTTAACGATGATGATGGAAATTGGGCGGTGTCTTTTGATGGGTTCCAACCTTGTCCTAGAGGTGATGGAAACGGCTTTGATGAACCTGTTTCTTTGGGCATCGATGTTGAACCTGAAATGTGGAAACCCACTGTGAGAGAAGCTATTGACCTTGCTATGGAAAACTTTGATAAGGAGCTATAATCATGTCCACAAAAACACTCTATACCGATGAACAGAACCCTCTTACCGAAACCTTTAGACTGTTTGCTAGCGATACTCGTATTGACATTAAAACGGGAAGTGGGGTAGAAACCTATGTTCCCATTAGAGTCTGTGCCTGTGGTGCAGGAGCGTTTATCTTTGTACGAGAGTCTTTTGACAACAGCCTTAGTACCGACAGGATTTTGCGTACCAAATCAGGAAACCACGTTGTAACCATTCAAGAGATTTTTGACTACATCGCTTCCTTTCATTTTGATTATTGGAAAGTCAAGAGAATCTACAAGATTGAAAGTAAGAAATAACACGACTTTCAAAAGTTTCAAAAGAGAAAGAGGTAGTATTATGGCTAAGTTAGTCAAATCGGAATCAAGTGCAGTAATACATACAATAGACCTAACACATGAAGAGGTAAACACGATAGCGAATTTCTTCAGAGAGTTTTCAGGAAATAAATGCTTTAACAATACCGAATGTATCCTATGGGAGTTCTTCCGAAACATTAAGGTAGGTATCTAATGAAGTATATCAAAGAAGCAATAGTAGTAGAAACACGGTATGAGTGGATTCTAACACTTACACAAGAAGAGGCCGAAACTCTTAGGAGTATTGTAGGGAGTTCTCCTGCATCAGACCCTAACGTTACGCTCTATGAGGAACTTCGTGATATGCTCAAGGAAGAGGTTTAAAGTGGCAAAACTAAAAAGCTCTAAAGCTACGGGCATTGAACATAACATAGATTTAACGAGTGACGAAGCTAATACCATACTAAATGCACTTAACCATTACAGAACCAACAAGCATTGGATGGTAGACAAGGATCTATTAGCATTCTTCCAGTTGCTTAAGGATAAGACAACAAGAGACTCTGATACAGACTTCGTAGGTATCGGCATGGAATCCGCTCAACGACAAGCTAAACTGGATAGGTATCGGAAACGCCAACTCGTTCAGTATAAATACGAACATATTGACTACGGGAAACATTTCGACTCGCATTACGGCCAAGCTTGGTAAAGGACATGTCGCTCACAACGGCATGTCCAGAGTATGTGTCGCTAAAAAGGCGTTTCGAGTACATGTCGAGCTAACTCTCGCATTTGAAAGGGGTTATAATCATGACAAGCGAATTTTGGAGGGGCGATATGGTTAGATTCATTGGTGCTTCCGATGAGCAAGTTAAGTGGGGACACCACGATGATCCCCGCCAATACTTGAACACCACGGATCTATACACCATTGCCGAGATTGAAATACGCTCATGGCATACCAAGCTATACCTAGAGGAATTCCCTGGACTCGAATTCAATTCGGTTTCCTTTGAAAAAAATGAAAGTAGGAATTATAATGTCAATGATGTCAAGGCTTAGAAGTCTAGCTCTTTCAGTAGTGGGGTGTGTAATTATCATGTCATTGGGTACATTAGCGGATATGCCCTTTTGGTTTATACTAATAGGTTGTGGGTCTTGGGGTTTCTATGCGGGAACTCTAGACTAAACGAAAGGAACTATAATGCAAAGCAAATTCAACGCATATGGCTCTGGCTTTGGTATTACATTCGCCAATGGCTATTATGTAAGCGTACAATTCGGTATTGCAAATTACTGTGAAAACAATGGACTCATCGATGTTAGATTTGAGGATTGGGGGGAAGAACAAACCAATTGTGGTCTTAAGGGCTGCAAGAATGCCGAATGTGCTGTCTTTGATCCAAGTGGTGAAATGATCGAAATGGACGGTTGGGGCGATACTGTGAAGGGTTACATGACGGTTGAAGAAGTCTTTGAACTCTTTGAAAAAGTGAAGGAATTAAAATGAAATCTGAAGGTATGATTCTGTACCGTTGTAATCGCTGTGATAATGAAATGTGGATGCTAGCAATGGATCGTCACGAAGCTGTCTGTTGTAAGCAGTTTATGGAACGTGCGGGACTTGAAGCTGAAATCGATTTCTGGTGTAAGATTGCTCACGAAACGAAGGATGCTCTTGATGCAACGAAAAGGTTGCGTGAAGCGGATCTTGAGAGGTTTCAAGAGGCTTCATGTAACTCTGAAATCGAAAAACTTAAAGCCGAGAATCGTTTTGAAGTAGCCGAGCGGGAGACTACTAGGGTTGGTAAGAAATACCTTGCCAAGCAGATGCAGTTCGCAGAGTCTTTTCATCTTCTAGATAGTCTTAAAAAGCTGCCCCACTTCATGCCCCTTGATATGGAAGGCTGGTATGTGTGGGAGCAGTATGTGGATAAGATCCATAAATTCTTGGCTGAGAACAGAAACTAAAGGAGTTATAGCTATGAAAATATCAAGCGAAATGGTTAACAAAGAAAAAGTAACTACGGTAGAGGTTCGTGAGTACACGATTACCATAAGTGAAGGAAGAATGCGTATGCTTGCGGACCTATACGGAGCAAGCTATTTGCATTTTCCTGAAAAGATTGCTTCCTTATTGGGACATGAAGGTGAGTTCACGAGTAAAAGTGAAACGGAACTTGCTGAAAATCTCTCTGATTTCCTACGGCGTCTTTACGAGGAAAGGGTCGCCCATTTCGAAATGGGCGAATGAAAAATCTATCACGCTGTCCCGCTTGTGGCTATTACGCCTTTGACGGGATTGAATGTTTTGACTGTGGTTATCAAATTTCAAGGGGGCTTATGCCAATACTCATTGACAAGCAGATTCACAATACTACTTACACAGTTAAGCTTACTCAAGAGGAAGTAAATCGTATCGCGTATGCTCTTGATATCGATAGGAATCCCCATAGTTACTATTCATGGAGATTCTTTGACGATCTTTCCTGTGGATACTATCGACAGGCTACCAAGTGGAACCTAAACGCCAAGAGTTTTATAGACATTTCTCTAGCCGAATTTTTACGGGCAACAACGTTGTAACTCCCTGTAAACACATAACATACAACTAAGTCTCTAAGCTTCAACAACTTAGAGACTTTTTTGTAAGTTACCTATTTTCAACGAGATAAAGTTGCTTTAAATGGCTGTAAGTGGTTGACTCTATTGGGGGATTCTGCTATAATTGGGCTAACACGAACAAGGAGAGTTTGGAAATGAAGGCTAAAATGGTGAAGAGGGTTGAACTGTCTCTGAGCATGGAAGAATTTGACATGCTTCGGATCTCTTTGGATCTGATCGACATGGAAACTCTTGAGGCTGAAATGCTTCTCGTACACAAGGATTTTGAGGACAGTTCGGCTATTGCACTTGTTGAAGTCCTTGCGGATCTAGAAGCGTAGAAATTAAGCGTATCAATGGCAACGGTGTCATTGGTACGTTTTTCATTCGGTAGTTCTTAAACGGTTAGTGAAAGTGAGACGTAATCATGGGTTGGTGGACAATTACGAACACGCGAAATCCGAATGGTGTTGGTGGGGACGAACCCGCCGATATTTTGGATGATGCTTTTGACAAGGTGATCAAGTGTTGGAAAAAGGAATGGGATCGCGCTCCTACGGTTTTCGAGATTCGCCAAATGCTTTCCTTCACGCTTGGCTCTACGGTTGAGGATACCGAAGCAATTTTGAAGCTTAAACAGAATGAGGTAAAGTAAATGAAGATGAATGAAACGAATCTGTTCACTGAAAAGTTTACCCTTCAAGGTAACTGTAAAACCCACTGTGAAGCAATTCAGAAGCGTCTGTTTGAGCTTGGCTTTAATTGGACTCACAGTACGGATAAGATTATCCAGCTTAGTCAGGCTTGCTTTTGTCTAAATTATGCAAACTCCAAGAAGATTACTTGGACGGGTTGCGACCCCCTGAGTGAATTTGGAGAGCTTATCGAAATGGGGGATCTTTACTTCGATGTAGCCACGGTTGAATTGAATGAGGGAAACTATACTAAGCGTCAATTGCTTGAAGTCATTGAAAGGGAGTTTTAGAATGAAAATTAATATCTCTACCATGAACAAAGCCGAAGTGTTAGCGGGGCTTTATAATAAGGCGAAGCCTCTAGGTATGGGGTTTCTGCACTATACTCCTGAAGATATGACGATTGAAGAGGCACAAGGATACCTAGATCAAGGGATTACTTACTTTGACTATCTTAAAGGTCGGGTAATGAAGGTAGATTTGAAGGGAACTGAATTTGATCCCTGGCTGTACGATAGGGATAACGGACAAGGTTCTGCACAAAGAGTATTGGATAATTTGAAGGAGAGTAAATAATGGCTATGATCGAAAAAGATGCGATTGAATTCGTTGCGACAAAGGTGGATTCTCTTGCTCAGGTAATTGCTCCCCACATTCAGAATTTCGCGGAACGGGGGACGGGTTATATCATTGCGAAGTTTGTTGCGGAAGGGGTTTTTCTTCTCTTGCTTGCTATTGTGACTACGGTTATTCTTATGAAGGTTATCAAGGAGACAAAAAAGCGGTATGCCGCTTGGAAGGAAAAAAACACTTATAGTGATGAGCCTTTTGGTTGGCTTTGTGGGTGTATTTTTGGTGGAATGGTTTCCTTGGGTCTGTGGATCGGATTCTTTGCTGGTTACGGGGTTAAGCTGATTCCCGCGCTCATGTATCCCGATATGTTTGTGATTGAAATGGCTTACAAATTCTTCCAGAACGGAGGCTAGATATGAATTTCGAAATCATCAAAGCAAAAGGTACTAGAGAGGAAGTGGTTCCTGTTTCGGCAATCTCGCTTGAGGGCTTGGACCCCAGGGGCTATTTGCACAACCTGGACAAAGGGTTTGGTCTCGGCCAGCTTGACGAATTGGATTGGCTTGTTCTTATGAGTGACGGGACTAAGCAATTTTGGTCTGAGTCAAAAATGCAGCTTTCCACCGACTTCTAGGAGATACAACTATGAGAGATTATCAAAAAGCGAGAGCTTACAGATGGGAACGTGAGGATATCATGTTCTATGAGGATGCAGAATTTGCATCGAAGGGTGAAGCGTTCGTTACGGCAGCGCGAGCGTGTGCCGATTATGGCATTTTCAAGATGCCCGAACTTCGATGGAGAGATACCAAGGCTGCTTACTTGAATGACGATAATACAAGGATCATCATTCCCGAAGGTGCTTGGATGAATCCCCCCGCTCTGTTGCATGAGATTGCTCATTACATTGCGGAGACTCATCCCAAGTTGAAGGCGCGAGTTAGTAACGATACGATTGCGATTCACAGTCCCGAATGGGCTGGAATCTTCATCGATCTACTTGTTAGGTACGCGAATTGGCGTACATGGGATGGACTTGCTTATAGTGCTTGGACTCATGGAGTTGAAGTATTGAATGCAGATTTTCTTAAAATGAAAGAAGGAGAGTTAGAATGAAATATTTTAATTGGAGAGCTATCGGAGTTGACGATAGAATAGATTTGGAAGCGAATCACTGTTCTCTCTACAAGCAGAGGTTTGTGGGTTATATGGTTTACCTATACTACCTTAAAGACCCTAATGTATGGGCGCTTTCTATCAAAAACGAACAGAATCAGTTTGTGCATACGGGGATTATGAAAGAGGCTGCAATGACAGGAATCAACAACTGGTTTAAGGAAAATGTTCCTCATCTTCTAGAAGAGGACCCCCTTACGGAGATTGAGTTTGAGGGCAAGCATTATGATGCTATAGAATTCAGAAATCGTCTTGCGGAACTTACGCCTGTAAAGAAGGAGAGTTAGAATGAGCTATAAAACTTGGAGAATCGCAAGAGAAGGTGATCATGCGGGAGCTTTGAATTCTAGCGTGATCATGGAAGTTGCTTACTGTGAGGAAAATAATCTTCTTCGCGTCACCTTCCAGAGTGGTCGAGTGTATGACTACTATCAGGTTTCTGATTATCTTTTCAAGCGCTTTGTGGAATCTAGGTCGGTGGGGAGCTATTACAACACGTACATTAAGGGAGCTTTCACTTCAGATTTCGTGGGACACGTAGAGGATATCGATCCCTTTGAAATTGTAAACCCCGATAAGAAAGCGCAACAGGAAAAGCATTCTGCGAAACAGTTTCGTTTTAAGATAAAAGACTTTAATCTCTATCATATCAGGCTCATTTTTACGGGTGCGATGTATCTTGTCGATGAGCATGGACATTGGTTTACTTCTACTCCTGTAGATATTGGGGCGGGAACTTCGGTTTCTATCGAAGAGATACAGGCTCTACTTGTCAGTTGGCATTTCGAAATCGTTGAATGGAAACTGTCTACAGACGAAGCGTATAAGCCCTTCATTCGGTAGCACTTAAGGTTGGTTGTAAATGCTTGAAAATAGGTAAGATACGGGATCAGTCTCATGGGGAGATTGGTCCCGTTTTATTTTCAACTCGTTATAGGACAGCAACTTACAAACCATTGAAAACAAAGCAGTTAAAAAATAGTTCTAATCCCCTATAGAATCAACGAGTTACAGAGGAATCTCGTTTGACAGTTGGCCAGTTTTGCGCTATAATATAGGTACAAAACAAAGACAGGGACTTAACCAAAGGAAGATCCCGAATGACTAACGCTCAGAAATCCGCTAAACTTTCCTCTCCTGGCAAGATGCCCTGTCCCGCTTGGTCAACTCGCGCTAGGGTTACTTGTCCTTTCAGTCTTGGTTCAGATGGGGAAGCGGTTCCTGTCTGTAAGAAGTGTTACGCATGTAAGGGACGCTATAACTTCCCTAACGTCAAGAATGCTTTGATTGCGCGTGAAGAGGATTCGAAGAAATCCGATTGGGTTGCTCGCATGGTTACGGCTGTTTCTCAGCGTCCCGAATTTCGCTGGTTTGATTCTGGCGATATCAACTCTCTCGAAATCGCGGAATCGATTCTTGCGGTAATGAAGGCTACTCCCGAAGTCAAGCATTGGCTTCCTACTCGCGCTTACAAGAGTAAGCCGATTGCTAAGGTTCTTCAGAAAATGGTTGATCTTGGTAACGTTTCTGTTCGCTGCTCATCCGATGAGATTGGTTCTGAGTTCAAGAATCTTACGAATGACAATCCTACGGTTGGCGGGATTTCGCTAGTCATGGCTGATCCGCTTCTTGAAATGAGTCCTTCCGAACTTTCGAAATGTCACATTTGCCCTGCGACCACGATCAAGGAAAAGAAGGGTTGCGGCGAATGTCGTGCCTGTTGGAATACCGACATTGAAACCATTGTTTACAAACTGCACTAGGAGAATGAAAATGTCTAACTATACTGAGTTGGTTGGAATTCTGGAGGAAATTCTAGAAGAAGATTTCGACTTTGACGATTCTGGAGAGTGCATTTATTGTGGGCGTGAGTGTAAAAATAAGACACCTTTCGATGTGTCTTGCAAGTTTGACGATTGCCCTGCGAATCGTGGACGCGCTCTTCTGGCGCGGATAGAAAAGGAGAAGTAAAAATGACTACTCTCAAATTGACTAACAAGGAACTTGCGGTTCTCGCTCATGTGTTGAATATTGCAAAGGATAAGGAAGTCGAAAAGAATCTTTGCGCTTCCAAAACCAATCTACATGGACTTTCAATTTTCCATGAGGATAACATGGCTTTCGAATTTCAGCAGTTCGTTTCCGAAATTGAATCTTCCAGCGTATCTTCGCTGATTCAGGTTCTCTTCGAAAAAGTTGGCGATGAAATTAACAAGGGAGAATTTTAATGACCTTCAAATTGAATCTTTCACTTTGCAAAACTTTGGTCCTGTTAATGGACAAGGGGGATATCCTCTTCGATGAGAATACCAATGAGTATATCGGAATCAACGGAAAGGGATTCGAAGTTGTTCTAGGATCAAATCCCGATCAAGTGGAAAAGTATCTTGTCAAATATCCCGATCCTAGTAACTGGTAAGAGGTAGGTTTTACGGATGAAAGAAAAGAATTACGATCAGAAGAAGTTTGAACTTGGAAAATACCCTCTCAAGGTGATCTTCGATTTCATGCCCTGTTGGGATGCTGAAACTGGAAATCTCTTCTTCTACTCTAACCTTGACGATGAAAGCGTTCTTGTGGTTCAGTTCCTTGAGGTTCCCAATCAGAATCTTGCAAGGGCGGGAAGAGAAGCTTTCTCTCTGGACTTTATTGACTTCAAGGTTTACTACGTAACCGAAAATCCGAAGGGTAACGAAAATGTCTAAGTATGCTGTGAACATGGAAAAGGTTTGGGATACTGTCAACGCTGCAATCTGTGTGAGAGCGTTGCTTGCAGATAAGGAAGATCCCTTTTTGAAAGACCTTTTCAATCAGCTTGACAAGGTAATCGGCAATGGTGGCGATGATTATTACATGGAAATAGAAACGGAGAATGACAAAGATGCGTAAACAAAGGACTGTTCAGGATTGGACTAATCAGGAGTTGGCTACATATTTTAGGAGTCTCCTAAAAATGCGTAAGCATGACCTAGCTGGTTTTGACGATTACGATGCGGAACTTCTTTGTGAACTTTTGAATCGAGTGGAGAATGACAATGTTTAAGCTTACAGAACGACACAAGGATTTGTTGGAAACTTGGGGAATGGAATTCAATACCGATCCCAAGACTCTCGCAGAGTTCCTTGCTGATTTGAAACCCGAGAAACCAGCTTTTCCTTACGCGGTTTCTAGCGTAGAGAGAACCATGTTTTCTCTTTCCACAAAGGCTTCGGCTTTGGAAGCTGGACTTGATCCTGATACTCAGGAAATCAAGGACGCGATTACGGGTAAGTTGCAGAAAACTCCTTACACGAATTGGAGTGGAGACTGATATGAAATGTCCTCTCTGTGGAATGGACAAAAAAGAGTGTGCAAAACGTATGCTTGAGTTTGTGAAGTATTTTGGAGCAGGAGAACTTGATAATGCTCCTGAGATTTGTCAGGGTTTTCTTTTGAAAGACGAGGGGAATTGAAATGAAAACCGATACTGTTTGGGTTGTAAATGACGGTGGGTTTTGGGACATTAAGATTCGAACCAGTAAGTACAATTCTTGGATTTTCGTGGGTACTATTAAAGACTATAAGTTTGCTTTGAAGGTAGTCCAACTCGCAAAGGAATATTGGTATGTTTAGAACTTGGTTTAGTATTGTGTCTCTTTTCTTAACACTTTTGGGATTTTTCTTCATGTTAGGATCAGTTGTGGTGCATTCTGTCTTGCTATTTTGGGCAGGATTTATCTTGACATGTTGCGGACTTTCGATTATACTTAAGTATCCCTGGAACGAAAGGTAAATCATGTCTCAGGTTGAAATCAAGAAGTGGGAAGCTACTTTGAAGGCGAAGGCGAAGCAAGCAAAAGCTTCTGGCATTCCCGAAGATGAAATGTTCATGACCTATCGAAGAAGGGTCAAGAGCTTCAAGACCGCAATCAAGGCGATGTGCGTTATCTGCATGGGATCGGTTAAGACTACGGATTGCCCTTGCATAGAATGTCCCCTCTGGCTGTTTCGTAAAGGTAAGAATCCTTTCGACAAGCGTGTAGGGAATGGTGGAAATGCTAAAGCTCTCGTTGCGGCTAGGAAGGCTCGTAAAGAGAAGCTTGCAAAGAAAGGTAAGAAGTAATGGCTAAAATCCTATGCAACAAATCACGTAAAGTAGAAAAGCCTTGGGCGATTTTCAAGCGTGACGGTTGGGAATGGCGAATTCTTAAGAACTATCAGAACGATGTGAACAAGAATTACGCTCGTTGGTTCTGTGCTGTGAAATCGCCTTTCACTTATGGAAGTTTCGAAATGGGCGATACTTATGTCAAGGACGTTATGGGATCTAGGTATCTCGTAGCGGCTCATCCCGATTTCATTGAGCATATTGGTTGGGGCGAATCGACTGTTGAACTCGCTGAAATCGAAATCTTGGAGGACTAGAAATGAGTAACACTAAGAGTCACTTGTTCGTACTTGATATCTGTTACTTCAATGACGGATTTCTTGAGGAAGGGACAGAATCACATTTCATGACCCTTGACGATGGATCTATCTTTGTAACAATTTCAACGCCGACATATACTAGCATCACAAAAAGCTATCGTGATAGAGACGCTTTTGAAAAGGATTTCTATGTTCAGGAGAAGGTTAAGTAATGGGACAGTTTGAAACACCTAAGTTGGAGTGTGTTGATTGCGGTACCGTCTTTGAGGATGGCTATCGTTGTCCCGAATGCGGAAGTACCGATGTGTTTACGGTTGAATCTGGTCGTGAGAAACGGGGGAAGCCTAGAATCTTTGACGATGGAGAAGCTTTCAATGTCAAGAAGAGAGATCCTAGAAAGGCCCCCAAGAAGTCAAAGTCAAAGTGGATTCAGGAAACAGAGGATGAGGAAGATCCCGAATAGATAGTCCTGAATAAAATCGAACGATCCTCCTATTTAAGTTTGACTTGAATGGGGGGATTTTTATATGAAAGAAACTGTTACGACTTACACAACACTTTTTCAAGAGCTACAGGAAAACTTAGGTACGCAGGGAATGGATCTGGACAATCTCATTCGTAAGATCGATAGCCACATCGAAAGGCTAACTCTTACTCTCGAAAATGAGAAGCAGTATTTCCGACCTAACAGCCTCTACCTGATTACTCTGAACAAAATGTTGAACACGCTATCTACTTACAAGGCTCGTTGTGTTATCATTGCCCAACAGGTAGGTTCGTCTATGGTGGACATAGATGAAACCTTGACAACAAACGAATGGGTTCTGGAAGCGATAGCAACAAAGGAGAGAGTAGGTAATGAAAGCACCTAGCGCACTTCGACAATTCTACGAGAATGCTATGATGAGCGATTACAACATTCATGGGGGATGCTTGAAACATAAGAAGCATTCTGTTTATATTGTCCAGCTTTGTAAGGATATTGAAAGGCTCTTGGAGAGTGGAATGATTACGGATACGGCTGGAAAACAACTCTATTATGTTATTAACTTTGATCCGAGAGCGAATTTAGAGGCGGGTGAGTAATGTATTTAGCAGGATTTGGGGAAGCTGCAAAGGCGTTTAACCAAGGGGAAAACCCTGTTTTATTGGGCATTCCAAAACAACAGGAACCCAGTAACCCTGTTGATGAAGAGGGAGAATAGATATGACTGAACATCAATTGAATTTTGAGACTGTTAAAATTCTACAAGACCTTCTCAATGTCGGTGATGACCTAGCAAGTAATCTAGAGCAGATATCCGATGAACACGGTCCCATTATCGAAAAGTGGGATAACAAGATTAAGTTGCTGCTCCAGGACTTTGAAAAGGCGGGGATAACCTTCGTTATTTAACATCACTTCTTTAAGAAAAAAGCTTCCCACTCTATTTAAGGGTAGGAAGCTTTTTTGTGTCTATCGATGTATACTTCTATAAGGACTTTGTGTATAATGGCTAATATGAAAAGAATGAAATCTATCCATTGGAAAACGCGGGTTAAGAGGCAAGCTGCAATACAGCGAACTCAACCTAAGAGTCCCAAGGATACTAAGGGACCGAAAGAGGTCACTCGTCAACGTAGAAAATCTGATATTGAACCAGGAACTATATATAAGTTTAAGTATAGAAAACCCTGGGCGTGGGATGAAAATCCTGTAGTTTTTGTTCTTTATGCGGATATAAAATGTGAACGACCATTTTTAGAGGCGATTAATATTCGTTATATGAACAAAAAATATTGGTTGACCCTTGAACAATTCAAAGCTAGATTTCCCAAAGCAGACGGTAGGCTCTTTTACTTTTTACTTAAAAGGTCTGCTCCAAGGTTGCTGAAAGCCTACAGACGTTATCTATATTCCCGAATGAATTCAACAGTGAATATATATCCTTTGATAGAAAATCGTGGTCGTATTAGGACTAAACATACAAGAAAAGGTGAGGTTATTTAGATGATTAACTTCCATATTGTGATTCCCGCTAGGAATTGTGAACGTTATATTGAGACATGTATTAAAAGCATCAAGTCGCAGACACATGATCGATTTAAGTCAATTGTGGTTGTGGATGGCGATACAACAGATAGGACTTACGAGCTTGCAGTAAAGGCCACAAAGTATGATGATCGTTTTACTGTAGTGCAGCAATCCGAAAGAATGTATGGACTCTACAATTTAATCTTTGGATGGGATTGGTTAAACAAAAACTGTGAAAGCAAGTCGGCTGATGTTCTCCTAGAGGTGGATGGGGACGATAGACTCATGCACAAGTTTGTCCTTCAGAAGCTTGATCAAATTTACAAAGACGAAAATATATGGCTTACCTATGGATCACACCAAAGATCTACAGGGGAGCTTATTGTATGTAGGGAATACCCCGATTTTGTATGGAATGAAAAATCCCATTCCTCGTTTGGATGGTGGGCCTCTCAGTTAAGAACCTATAGAAGATTCCTTTGGGATGAAGTTAAGCACGAAGATATGAAAGACAAAGAGGGTAATTTTTATCGGATTGCCTGGGATTTATCTTTCATTTTTCCAATGTTGAATATGTGTGAACAAAAGAATGTTGTGGCAGTTCAGGAACCTCTTTTGCTCTACAACATTCATGAGAATTGTGACTTCATTGCCCAAGAAGGACTGCAAAAGAAAACCGATTGGGAAATTAGAGCAAAAAATAGAAATGCCAAATACCCTTACTACAAGGATATGGAACATGGAAAGAGTTAACTATATTATTCCATTTAAGGGTCGTTTCGAATTGTTAGAGCGTTGTATACAGAGTCTCTTCATGCAAGAGGACGAGAATTGGTTGGCGCATATCATTGACGATCATTCTGATTTTGATTCGGCCAGCCGTAAAAAGCTTCATCTTCTTGTAGACAATGAGCCTAGAATTACGCTCTACGAAAACTCAGAACGCCAAGGTCCGCTACACAATGTCTATGACATTATTGTGAACCAGTTAAAGGGTAGCTCTACAATCATTGCACAGTTGGATGGAGACGATTGGCTGTTGGCTAATGCTACTTGTATCATTCGTGGAATCCATGAGAAATATGACGTAAGTTATGGACAGTTTTTGCGTCATGCTCCCTGGAGAGCTTGGCATATGAAGTTTGGTCATTGCCGAAAATATCCTAAGCATGTCCAAGATGCTAATACTTATGAAGATTATGCTTGGGTTGCTTCTCATCTTAAGACTTTCAAGCGAAAATACTTCACCGACATTCCTTACGAAATGTTTGTTGATCCTCGTAATGGGGTGTTTTGGGATTCAGCTTATGATCAGGCTTTTATGCTTCCCATATTAAAGTCGGTAGACAACGACAAGATCCATTTCAATCCAATCCCAATCTGCATGTACGATATGGAAGATCGTGATACAAGACATGTGCATGAGGGCAAGCAGATTGAAACAGAGATGTTCATTCGTGAAGCGGTTAAACTATACATAGACCAAGGAAAGAGGTTCGTTGATGAAGATACAGATACAGGGAGTGAATCCCGAAGTTAACTCTGGCCCAGGAAAGTTTGCCGCAAGGCTAGCCGAAGAATTCATCCGTAAAAACCATAAAGTTATTTGGACGAATGAAGAGGATTTCGATGTTGGACTAATATTCATATCAAATAATCTGCCTCTACTAGCGGATAAGCCCTACGCTCAACGCTTAGATGGGATTTATCTGAACTCCCAAACCAACTTCGAGGGACTAACCCACAAAAACGGCAACAATCACATAATCGACACTTACAATCAGGTCGATGGACATATCTTTCAGTCGAATTTTACCGCTATGCTGGTAAAAAAGCATTTTCCAGCCTCAGATAAGCCCTTTTCCCTAGTAAACAACGGAATTTCCCTCTATAGCGGTAAAAAGAAGCGTCTTGACTACCTGAAGGATTACAAAAAAGTCATTTTCAGCGCATCTAGCTGGAGGCCCAACAAAAGGCCCGAGGATAATCTTGCAGTTTTCGAAGAACTCAAAAAAATCGTTGACTATCCCATTGCATTTGTAATGGTAGGCGATTTTACTTGGTGTTCGGCGTATACTGAAGATGAAGATGTCTATATCATCCGAAAAAAGATCGATGATAATCTAATGGCGGCGTTCTATCGTTCCTCAGACTACTTTTTCCATATGACATACCTAGACAATTGCCCCAATTCCGTTGTGGAAGCGTTGGGGCATTCTGTGCCTGTGCTATGTTCTGCATCAGGGGGAACCAAGGAACTATTAGGTGATCCACCTTGTGGGGTTATCGCACCTGAACGATGGCATACGGAGATTCAAGATACCTATAGTCCCCCTTTAATGTCGGATGATTATAGTATAATTGCACAATCAGTTGCGGATTCACTCGAAAAAGAGCATGATTTTACGGCTGTTCACGATAAAATTGATATTAGCAATGTTGCAGACCGCTATCTAGTGTTTCTAAAGGAGATTTATGAAAACTACGGATCTTAAGACTTATTTTCATCAAATTGGCTATAATTGGAAGAAAGATAAGAAGCTTGTTCACGCAATTTGCAAAGTGACGAAAACGAGAGCAAGACCCGAAGGAAAACGCTTTGAAAGAGGTTGGGAACAGCAATATTTGATCAAAGCGATTGCGGAACACATTAAGGCCAAGAAATTCTTTGAAATTGGAACAGGTCGCGGAACTACAAGCTATGTGTTGGGTATGATCCCCGAAATAGCCGAAATTGTTACGATTGATGTTGTTCCTTTCGAAAAAGAGCAACAAACCGCGTTAATGTGGGAACCAGTTACCCTTTCAAACAAACAACTCTACGACATATTAAATATCCCAGGAAAAGGGAAGATTAGCTTCGTTAATGCCGATAATAAGCATTTTGAGTCCGATGATTACAAAGGCCACTTCGATCTGATTTTCATCGACGGAAATCACGATGACGCCGACATTATCATGGATGATTTTTGGCTTTCGGAGTTTATGCTTGCAGAAGGGGGCTTGATCCTCTTTGATGATTACAATTGTGAATGGGGCCTCGGCGTAACTCCTGTCGTAGACAAAGTTATTGATTCGGGCGAGTGGGAAGTCGAAATGGTCGAATTTCGGGGGCATCTCTTCGAAGGCGAACACGGTCCCGAAAAAGACCAGGGTTTGGTAATCATAAAGCGAAAGGAAGCCTAATGAAGCTGTATGTTAATGATCCCGCCGAAGGTTGGATTGTGGATCGAATTAGACGAGAATTCTTGGAACATACGAGTCATGAAGTTGTAGATGATCCAAAAGAAGCGGATATCATTTGGTTGATTGCTCCTTGGGTATGGGCAAAGATTCCCGTTCCAGTTCTTCAAGAAAAATTTGTCATTTGTACGATTCATCACATTGATCCCAAGAAATTTGATCTTAGGGAATTTAAGCTTCGTGACGAGTTCGTAGATCACTACTTTACTCAAGATGTGTTTGCCTACAATGTTATCGACAGAGCAAGTGATTCTCCTGTGATGCTTACCGATTACTGGTGTAATAAGGAAGATTTCTTCCCAATTCCAGAACCCGAACTAACCGAACTAATATCAAAGCATTTTCCTGATTTTGATCCAGGGGATGCTATGGTTTTTGGTTCTTTCCAGCGGGATACAGAAGGTTTCGACCTTAAAACTCCTAAGCTTTCGAAAGGCCCCGATAGATTTGTAGCAATCATGGAAGCTCTTAAGGAATCGGTGGCAACGCCTCACGTGCTGCTAGCGGGATACAGGAGACAGTATATCATTGCAGAATTAGAAAAGCGAGATATCCCTTATACATATTACGAAAATGTAAATACAGAAAAGCTCAATATCCTTTACAACATGCTAGATGTTTATCTCGTTACCTCCCGTAATGAGGGGGGTCCACAGGCGATTTTTGAAGCGAGTCTAGTGCAGAAACCCGTTCTTTCAACGAAGGTGGGATCAACGGTAAGGACGCTTCATCCCTATTCAATTTGCAAAGATGAGCAGGAAATGGGAAATCGCATTACTATGCTAGGTGCTGATGGGGTTCGTTCTATGGTTAAACATAATCATGAGAAGGCCCTTTCTCTTGATATCAAGAAGCATGTCAAGGTTTATGATGAGATGGTCGAAAATTGCTGGAAGGTGGCTAATGAAGATACACATACTGCATAACTTTGTTGGTGGGCCTTGGGGTGGTGGCAACCAGTTCTTGAAAGCGTTGCGTCATTACCTTGGAGATCAATATACCGATAATCCAAGTGAAGCAGATATAGTTTTGGTGAATAGCAAAGACCATTTGGAACTTGCTAAGATGGGGAAGCAACGAGGCAAGACGATCATTCATAGGATTGACGGAGTGTTTACCCTCTACAGGGGTGCACATGAGAAATTCAGGGATCAACTTGTCTATGACTTTGCTGAAGGCTATGCGGACGCGATTATTTTTCAATCTAAATGGTCTAAAGAAGCGCATATTGAAAACGGATTAAAAGTGGGAAAGCCCTCTGGTATAATCCATAATTCTGCTGATCCAGATATTTTTTATGTTGAGGGAATCCCCAAAACAAATAGCTTGATTAGCACCTCTTGGTCAACAAATCCGCGTAAGGGGTTCTCCTACCTAGACTTCTTAGATCGTACCTTAAATTTCAATAGGTATTCTATGACCTTTGTAGGTAATTCTCCCATTAAGTTTAAGAATATACGAATGGTTCCACCCTTATCTTCAGAAGAATTAGCTAAGGAATTGCGACAGCATAGTATTTTTGTTTCGGGATCTTCAAATGATACTTGTTCAAACTCCTTGATTGAAGCAATAGCGTGTGGTTGTATCCCTCTCGTATTAAATCAGGGGGGAAATTCTGAAATAGTATCGAATTCTGAAAGAACCTTTTTAATCGAGGAAGAATTGTTGGAAAAGGTATATCATATAGCTCGTAGTATTAATATTTTTCAACCTAATAGGCCCAAAGTGTTAAAAAACACATTCGCAGATTACATAAAATTTATGGGGGACATTCACAATGCCAAAAATAAACATTAGCATAGACGATATCAGTCCGCATCCCAGATCTTCAACGAAGGTCTTAGTGCAATGTTATAGGCTCATAGAAGAGTTTCCCGATATCAAGTTCACGCTATTCATTCCTACGGCTTACAAGCGGTTAGGGGAGTTCTCTTATCCTCTGAATTCCTACCCAAGTTTTTGTGAGGAAATTCGAGATTTACCGAAAGAGAATTTTGAAATTGGTTATCATGGAATCACGCATGGGACATTGACTTCTAACAACGATGAATTTAAGAACATGCCCACTAAAAATGCAATGGAATACTTTCATCAGATGATCGATCAGATGCGATACGTAGGAATTGAAGCAGGGTTATTGTTTAGACCTTCAGCATTTCGTATGAGTGCGGGATCGGCTCATATAGCGCAGAAGGTTTTCAATTTCACTTTGGCTTTACATCCCGATATTCAAATTGTGGGGGGTGCTTCAAATATAGACGAATCAAAAATCGTTTATTGCACAGTAAATCCTCCCTTCAAAAAGTTGAAGCTTGACGAACCTTATACTGAAATTGTCTATCATGCTTGTGAATGGGACAAAAGCTATCTTGATGATGAAAAAGAATTGGAGTTAGCTGTCTTTCTCAGGAAGTTAGATTCTCCCGATTTCTGTTTCATGGGGGAGTTGTTAAATGACTGAACTAAAAGAGCAGATCCGCGATGAAATAGTGCGGCTATTTGATTATAAAGGGAATGACAATTGGGCTTCTGTTAGAAATCTAGACACTCTTAATCAAGATACGAATCTGCTATATGAGGTTTTGCAAGCTTCAAGAGGGATTGATTTTAAAGAAGGTTTGCGGGTTGAAGATACTTTAGCACCTGTTGTTAATGCCTTGAAGCAGAAACTTAACAATTTTGATTATCTTCGAATTCGGGAACTTACAGAGCGTATTTCAAATTCAGATTTTGATCATTTCATCGATTTAGGTTTTAGGACACCCCATTTATTACAGTTTTTTGAAGGTTCGGGTAAGACTAGCATAGGGATTGATATAGTAAAATTGAATGTTTTGATAGGGAAGTATTTGGGCTACGAGTGTATAGAACATGACCTTTCTTCTACTGAACCTTTTCCCATTTCAGAGGTATCAAGATCTTTACTAGTTTCGTACCATTGTTTTGAACACCTAATTCATCCCGAAGAGGCTTTCAAAAAGCTTCATGATGCTATGGATGAGACTTCCTATCTTCATATTGAGGTTCCCACCGAAACGGGAAGTTTGGGTATCAAATCGGGACATTGTTTTAACTTTGGGTGGGGCGAATTGAGTGGAATGGCTCAAGATTTAGGGTTCGAAGTTCTTTATGCATTAACTACGGTTAGACAAGAGCAGCGTATCTTATGTAAAGTGCGGGGGTAATTATGGGCAAGAGTAATGCTATACTAGAAAAATGGTATGATTCCCTTCTACCAGATAAAGTTTATAGGAAAATAGCCCTATTGGGGTTTACTACCATTCCTGAGTATATTAAAAAGCGCGGGGGTTACATTGAGCTTTATGATATTCAGGGGAGTGATAACTACTATCCAGGGGAAGCTCTTAAATGGGAAATTAATTCCTATTGGACCTTAATGGATAATGATTATGATCTTATTGTATCTACTCGATGTCCTTACTTTGCAAAGGATAAGAACCAATTCCTCTATAACATACACAAGTATTTACGAAAAGGTGGTACTTTCTTTTTAGATTGGGGGCTTGGGGATCATTGGAGATTCGAAAACTATAGGGTGGGTTGGCTTACGGATCAGGAACAGGAATGGGCCTATGAAGAGGGTAACTATCTGTGGTCAACTTTTTGGGAAGAGGCTCTGTTTCCTACGAATGATGAGGTATTTAAATTCGCTAAACTGATTGAGCCTTGGTATCCGAGAGAAAGTCTCCACCAGATCATTACGAAAGAGGTTCCTGTGCATTTCACTTCGATGGATTTCAAACATTTTAATCTGTCGATAACGAAATTACGAACAAAGACACTCTGGCCGAAAGAGCCAGCACTCTATATCGCAATACTAGGAAAGAAGGTAAAGTGAAATGATTATTACTGAAAGGGATAGAATCGATTCTCTATTGGAGTTATTTCCTGATATTTTTGACCACAAGACGGTTTTGTATGTGGGAGCAAGAGGAAATCGTTTTGATTTGAGTAGTGAATTTCGAAAGGCTGAATATAAGATAACTGTTCTAGAAATTTTTCCGAAGAATGTGGAATACCTTGAAACTCTTGATTGGATTACGAAGGTGATTGAAGGCGATGTGCGGGATTTCAAGGTAAATCGAAAGTTTGATATCGTATTCTGGTGGCATGGCCCAGAACATATTGCTGAAGATGAGTTAGAAACCACACTTGAATACCTAGAGAAAAAAGCAAAGGTTGCAGTTGTTCTAGGCTGTCCTTATGGGACTCGTAAACAAGGGAATCTTGGGGGTAATCCCAATGAGAAGCATATTTCTTCTTGGGACGGCAATAAATTTGAGGATCTAGGTTATGAAATTTCTTGTTTGGGCGAGATAAATAGGTCAAAAGGACGGCATATTACGGCTGTAAAGAAGGTAAAGTAATGAAAGTTTGGATGACTGATAAGGAAATTAAAACTATTGAAAGTTACCTTTCTCTTGAAAAAAATTTGTTGGAATATGGTAGCGGGGGGTCTACTATATATTTTGCTCCTTTTGTTAAGGCTCTATATTCTATTGAACACGATGAGAGGTGGTACAAGAGGCTCGAAAACGCGGTAAAAGATACAAATATTTCACGTATATTATCTCCACCAGATAAGCCCTATAAAAAGAAACAAAGTACGAAATTTCTTCATGCTACTTCATGGGATGAATTGATTCAGTCAACTTCCTATGAAACTTTTAAGTCATATATAGAAAGCCCAAAGTCTTTTAAAATAACCTTTGATTGTGTTTTTGTCGATGGACGAGCTAGACCCGAATGTTGTCGTTTTATCTATCCTCATTTAAAGGAGAATGGAATTCTTTTTGTTCATGAGTACGCGGCTAAGGATCGACAGTATTATCAGGTTATAGAAGAAAAATATGAGCTTATTGAATTAGTTGATTTAATGGGAGTTTTTAAAAAGAGGACAACTATGAAAGCCAAGAGTTAAAAGATTTCCTATGGGGATTAAACTTCAAACAAAACAGTATCAATATAAAGCGGTTGAAGATTACGAGGAGATACAAATTTATAGACACTTTAAAAAAAGAAAAAAGAAAAAACCTTCTTATTTCTATTTGCGGATAGCAGAATTTATAGAAGATTTTGTTGTAAATCGAAAATTGAATATAATTTGTATGGGAACTAGAAATGAAAATGAGAAAAAATTCTTACAAGAATTTTTATTTTCTTGTAGGGTGTATTCTTTAGACATTAGCAGGAAATCGGATGCCGATTTCATTATGGATTTTAATAGCCTCCCCGAAGATTGGAAGAATAAGTGGGATCTTATTTATACAAATTCATTAGATCATGCGATAGATGCGGGAGAAACACTACTCCATTGGTTTTCTTGTTTAAAGCCTGATGGAGCAATTATATGGAATCAAAGTATGGAACTTTCTGAAGTAACTGCTGAAGATCCTTGTATATTTTCATTAGAAAGATCGTATGCTTTTTTTGAACAGAATAATATCGTTGTTCTAAAAAAAGCTATATGTGATGTAAAAGATACCATTTTCCTCTTACAAAAAGGATAAAAATGAAAATAGAACGACACGGCACTTCCTACGGGGGCTGGACAATTCCTTCCAATTTCTTGACAAAGGATTCGATTGTCTATTCGGGTGGTCTAGGTAGAGATATCAGTTTTGATATTGCTATCATTGAGAAATATGGGTGCGTAGTTCACGGTTTTGATCCCATACCTAAATCGATTCAATATGTGAGGGAACTCCAAAAAGAAAAGGGGTTTCTTGAGGAACATTTTATAGTCCACCAGTACGGCATTGCCGAGAAGGATCGGGATTACTACTTTTTTGCACCAGGAAAAGGGCGTGATTCCTATTCTACTTTTGAACAGCTTAAGAAAAAACCAGGATTTAACGCTCCTTGTAAGAGACTTCATACAATTATGGAAGAATTGAAACATTCTAAAATTGATCTTCTTAAGATAGACATTGAGGGGTCTGAGTATGAAGTCCTAGAGGATCTGATTAAGAGTAATCTTCAGGTAGGTGTAATCTGTGTTGAGTTTCATGGTAAAGGCCAGGAGATATTTAAGGATTGGGAACGGAGAGTGGTTAAGGAGTTGGTTGATTACGGCTATGAACGGGTGGATGGTGAATTGTTTATGAGAAGGGATTTGATATGACAATATCGACATATTTTATCGTTACCGAACCAGAGAAAATGGGGTTTCCTTACATACAGTCTATCGCTTCTGTGCTTCCCTTTTCAGATGAAGTTATCGTTGTATGTGGGCGTAAAGAAGAGTCTAGTGAAGGCCGAATCCGAGCCTTGAGTAGCAAGATTAAGGTTATCAATACCGATGCATGGCCCGAGGATTGGCACTATGACGATATGAAAACTCACTTACAGGTTGGGCTGGATGCTTGCACAAAAGATTGGGCCTTGAAACTAGATGTTGATTCCCTTTTTAGAACAGACCAAGCGGACAATATCAAGGCTATATTTGAAGAGAATAATGATAGGGACAGAATTAACTTTGGACGAATCAATTTCTTCTGTAAGGATCAATTCAAGATCAATCGCAACCATGTTCTTTTTGCACTTAACAAGGCTGTCATTCAGGGAACAATCACCATTGTCAATGACGGGGGGAGCCACCAACCATGCTATGATAATGCTACCAGAGCTAAACAAGTGTCCGAGACTTTACTGCTTCCCATTAATTATGATAACACCTTTATGACGCGGGAACAGATTTCAACGAAATGGATTTACTGGTTTAGAGCATTCAATAAGAAGTTCAAAAAAGATATGCCTTTTGCTTTAGGAGAGCATTCTAAAGCTTTACAACACTATATATCTTATATGGCAAAGAAGAAAATTGGATCACAGGAATGGCCTAATTTTCATCCTGTTTCAATGACAGAAGCTATCGTAAATCTCGATTCTGATCAATGGGGTTACGATAATTTTGGGGGTTAGTTATGTTATCAATTTTAGTTAAAAGCAATAAGCTTGATGATCTTATCAAAGAATCCATGAAGCATAATAGCTATGAAATTATTCAGAAACCCACCTGGAAAGAGGCTTACCAGAATGTAGATAGTCGCAGTAATTTTGTGGTTCTCTTAAGTTCTGATTGTAGTTTTCTAAAACGGGGTTGGCACAATGATATTGTTAGATATTTGGAAGTGAGTGCGATTATAGAAGGAGTGCATTTCAATAAAGATTTTCTATTTTTTGCATTTCATCGTGGACTATTTGATAGTGCAATAAGAGAGAAGGATCTCTTAACCAATCCCTCAGTGTTTAGGGAATATCTGATTCGGAAAAAGTGGAAGATCAAAACACTATCAAATTCTCATAATTGGGAGTGTTACAAGACTGTCACCGAAGGGAAGATTACAATACTTGATTCGAATCAAGTATTCTGCATAATCTAAATTATGGAAATACAAGATCAAAAAACTGAGTTCATTAAATGTGCTAGGAACTGCCTCTATTTTCTCCTAACCTATGGAAAGGTGCGTCATCCTATTAAGGGTTTGATCCCTTTCAAGATGTATGATTTTCAGGAGACAACATTGGGGGACTTCTTAACTGAGCGTTTTACGATTATCCTTAAGAGTAGACAGCTAGGAATGTCTACGCTTGTGGCGGGTTATTGCACTTGGTTGATGATCTTTCATCCCAACAAAGAGATCTTGGTTATCGCTACCAAACAGTCAACAGCAATCAACTTCATTACGAAGGTCAAGGTATTCCTACGATGCCTTCCAGATTTCCTGAAACCCAAACTTACCTCTGATAACCAACAGAGTGTAACAATCGCTAATGGTTCAACCTGTGTGGCTTCTCCTTCATCCGATGATGCGGGGCGCTCCGAAGCGTTGAGTCTCTTGGTGCTTGATGAAGCCGCTTTCATTAAGAACATTGATATCCTCTGGACGGCAGCTTATCCTACGCTTTCTACGGGTGGAGATGCTATTATTCTTTCGACTCCCAATGGACAGGGAAATTTCTTCCACAAGATGTTTGTTGAAGCTGAGTCGGAGCTTAACGACTTCAAGCCTAGTACTCTCAATTGGGATCTTCATCCCGAGCGAGATCAAGTATGGTGGGAAGATGCATTCAAGGCTCTTGGATTTGACAAGCAGAAAATGGCACAGGAATACGAATGCTCGTTTATCGCTTCTGGTAATACGGTTGTTCAAGCAGAATCTCTGCAATGGTATCGTAAGAACACGATGCGAGATCCTATCAAGAAATCTGGACCTAATAATGCTATCTGGAATTGGGCTTTTGTGGAGCCAGAAAAACAGTATGTTGTTGCTGCTGATGTTGCGCGTGGAGACGGAAATGACTTTTCCGCCTATGAAGTATTTGACTTAGAAGATCATGACCAGGTAGAAGAATTCAAAGACAAGATAAATACTACGGAGTTTGTTCAACTTTTACTAAAAGCAGCAACTACTTATAATAAAGCGCAATTAGTCGTGGAAAATAACGGTCTTGGGTGGGCTGCTGTGAGTTCGTTGGTTGAAGAAGGTTATTCTAACATCTACTATACGAGTCGAGCGCAAAAGACAAAAGTGAATCCTTTCGCACCTGTAGAATCCGAGGTTCAAATGGTGCCAGGATTCACAATGTCATCCCTCGTAAGACCTAGAGTGATTGATTCTATGGTTGAGGTCATGAATCCTTGCTCTCTTAAGATTCGTTCGAAAAGATTGCTCGATGAGCTTGATGTGTTCATTTGGTTGAACGGTAAAGCACAAGCGATGAGAAATTACAATGATGACCTTGTGATACCGCTTGCAATGTCTAGTTATTTAAGGTATGAGAATCTACGAAATTCGCATACGCTCTTAGATGCGGACTATCTTACGCCTGAATTTCAAACCTTTGCAGAAGTTATGGAACCACAAATGGCTGTTCACAATAGGGAGAATGATCCCTGGGAAGATCCCGATTTAGGGGATCTTCGTTGGCTACTTGATGACTAGGAGATTAGATGCCTGTAATGCCTAAGAAACCAGTAACATTTACAACGCTGGTCAATGCGAATCAAAATCGTAGACCTAGTGATTATTCGGGTCTTGTTCGTAAAGTAAGTCCTCATACTCCTAAGTCAATCTTTTATGATGATCTTGGTGATCATGAGGGTAGTACAACACAGCAAATCATTGATCGTCTATCCGACAAAATTCAGTATACCTATTATCAGCAAGCAATTGAAAGTTCTCAGGTTCATGATCGAAAGGCCCGATACCAAGATTTTGAAATGATGGAGTTCGAGCCTATGATTTCATCTGCTATGGATATCTATGCAGATGAAGCAACAATTACTAATGAAGAGGGTCAATTACTTTCTATCTATTCAGAGGATAAAAAGATCAAAGAATATCTAGAGGATCTATTTTACAATGTCCTAGATATTGAGAATAATGCGTGGCCTTGGGTACGAAGTCTCTGTAAATATGGAGACATCTTTATGTATACCGAAACTGAAGAGAAGAATGGTGTTATTCGCGTATTGCCCCTACCTTCTATTGAAGTTGCTAAAGAAATGGGCTATGATGAGGAAAATCCCGAGAAAATTAGATACCAATGGTTACGGCTTAGTGAGACGGGGCAATTCTATATCAATGCCCTACAAGATAAGCCCTATATTGATGATATCAACATGGCTCATTTTGGAATGGGTGGGGACGATAAGTTTAAACCTTATAGCCGAGGCATTCTAGATGCTGGTCGCAGGATTTTCAAGCAATTAACTATGTTGGAAGATGCTATGATGGTCTATCGTATTACTCGCGCTCCCGAGCGTAGAGTGTTCAATATTGAAGTCGGAAATATGAATCCGAAAGATGTTGGTGATTACCTTGAATCGGTAAAACGAAAGCTTAAGAAAACAAGTACGGTTGAAAAGAATTCTGGATTAACACATCTACGCTATAATCCTATGGCTGTTGACGAAGATTATTTCCTTCCCTCTAGAGGAGGCCAGAGTTCTGCAATTGATACTCTTCCTGGCGCACAGAATATGAGTGACATTGAGGATATTGAATACATTCAGAAGAAGCTGTTTGCTGTTCTTAAAGTTCCCAAAGCTTACTTGACTTATGAAGATGAAATCTCAGCTAAGAGTCTCTTGTCCCAAGAGGATGTTAGATTCTCTCGCACGATTCAGCGAGTTCAGAAATCGTTCCTTACGGGTCTTACGCGATTGGCGATTATTCATCTATACCTTAAGGGTATTCATAGTAATGATGTTTTAAATTTCAAACTTACTATGACAAATCCTTCTCACCAAGCAGAGCTTATGCAAATAACTCTTTGGAAAGAAAGAATTGATGCCTTCAAGGAAGCTACGGGTAAAGATCAAGCATTCTCTGTTGAGTGGGCTATGCAGCATTTCCTTAGACTTTCTGATGAAGAAATTCGAAGAGAACTCAAACGAATTCAGACCAATCCCCATGATGAACTCGCTAGTGGCGAGGGAGAAGAAATGTGGGATGATGAAGATGGGGGTGAAGATCGGGCTGGTTATGATAAGGGAGAGATGGGCGTGGATAAACCTGATACGGATAGTCCAATGGCTATGGAAAACAGACAATTTGCGGGTAAAATATATAAAGAGTTAGCTAATCATTTTAAGGAGAATTCTAATGATTAATTCGGGGCTAATATTTGAGATGCTTTCCTATTCCTTTGTAGAATCTCTTTTGCATAAGGATTTAGACAGGGCAAGAATTTATCATCGTATTTTGCATGATCATTTTTATGGTGATTCACCACTTCATAAAGAAGCGGTAATCTTCAATCATTTGATCCATGTAAAGACACGCACTAAACACGGTGCTGAAAAGAAACTGAAAGAAGCATTGGCTTTCCTGCCTGAAGGGAACAAGGTATCCCCTTGCTATGCCAAGCTTGTTTCGGACCTTAAACGAACAAAAGTTCTACAAGAAATAGAAGATACCTTTACTAATATCGATGACGAGTATGGTAATGCCTTCTCTATCATCAATACTATCTTGGAATCTCATCATTTGGATATAAAGAATAAGGCCACTACGGAGGATTTCTACTCTTATGCCTCCCAAAAGAAGGTGGGTTTGGTTGAAAAGTATCATAAATTCTTTGGGGATAAGATGGAACTTGTTTCTATGGCGATGAAGAAGGACTTAGATCCTCTTGAAGAAAAGTTTGTTCTTAATGTATTGGAATCCGATGACTCTTTTTCAGATTTCATGATCAAGGAATTCTCAAAAGTTGAAGGCACCCTTAAAGAAAAGGGTGCGGTTCTAACTGAATTGGGATCATTAGGAAAAATCGGATTGGGTGGGGCAGTTATATCTTTGATAGTGAAGAAGCTAGATGAGATCAAGCAAGCACTACTCAAACAAACCAAGGATATTGTTTCTTCGATGAAGATCCGAAAGGAATCTTATTTTGAAGTTCTTACAGATTGTAACAACTTAATCGAAGAAGCGGATAAAATTATCAAAAAAGCAAAGAAGGATTCATAATGAAAGGCATTATAACAGAAACAACGCTAATTAATATAAATGAATCTTTAGTTAGAGAAGCTAAAAATGCTATCAACACGAAAGCACCTTTAATCATTCGGGGACCATTGCAAAAAGCTGACGAGGAAAATCGTAACGGTAGAATTTACCCATTTGCGGTTCTTGAACGGGAGCTAAAGAAATATCAACGATTGATTAATGAAAACAGGGCTTTGGGTGAGTTAGATCATCCAACAACGCCCGAAGTTAACTTGCAGAACTCGTCCCACCTAATCAAAAAATATTGGTGGTCGGGAACTACGGTTGAAGGTGAGATACTGATTCTGGACACGCCAGCAGGAAGAATTGCGAAACAGCTAATAGCTTCCGAAGTTCCATTGGGGATTAGTTCAAGAGGCGTGGGGAGTGTTGATGACTCAAACATGGTTCAAGAAGATTATCAACTAATTTGTTTTGACTTAGTATCAATGCCCTCTACACAAGGGGCTTTTCTGCGTGAAAGCGAAAACTTTGGAGATGTTCGGGAATTGATTGATGTATCACAATTTTTGGATGCATCTGCAAATTTCCTGAATAAGTATTAAAGGAGAAAAAATGGGTAAGAAAAAGAAGTCACTTCAAGATTTATTTCTAGAAGCCTCGTTTCCAGATGAAGAGGAAATAGATACTGATTATGATGAAGAAACTGATGAGGAAGAAGAAGATGTTCAAGAAGAAGTAGACACCACTTCTGCTGAAGGACTCCCTGGCGGGAAAGCCTTTGGTGATGAAGAGGAAGATGATCTTCTTGATGAGGAGGAAGATGAAGAATTTTCCGATGACGAAGATGATGAAGTTGATGTTGACGTAAATGTTGACACCGATGGAAGCGACGAGGAAGCTCCTGATGAAGAGATTTCCGATGACGAAGTTGCTGTAGATCTTGGTGACGAAAATACCGAACCTTCTGGCGATGAAACAGGAATCGACCTTGACCTTGAAGATGATGATGAAGAAGTCAAAATCGATGAGGAAGGTGCCGATGAATTCGTTGATGAAGAAGAAATAGACTCCGAACTTGCGCCCGAAGAAGAAGAGGACGAGGAAATTCTCGAAATCTTTGATGACGAACTAGAAGGCGACGAGGAAGAAGAGGATGATTTGGAAGATGAACCTTACATGGAGGCCGACAAAAAACTTGAGAAGCGTATTACGGCTAAGTTAGCCAAGCTTGTCAAGGAGAATAAGAAACTCAAGAGCGCACTTCAGGAAAATGATCTTTATCTATCGAAGGTTCTTGTTACCACAAAGCTTCTTTCTGAAGAGTCTCTATCTGCCAAGCAGAAGCGTCATATCATCGAAGCTGTTGATAGAACTAAGTCGCATAAGGAAGTTCGAAAGATTTACAAGATTCTTACGGAGAGCTTCGCTTTGGGCAACATCGACAAGCCCATCAGGTCTATCCTTAAGGAGAGAGTAACTACAACTACTTCTTCTGCGAACAGTCCTATACTTGGAATGAATGATGAAGAGGTTAAGAGAATGCAAAAACTAGCGAATATTCCCGACTAACCAAAAGCCCAAGGTGGTTTATTATGGATAGTCTAAGAATACTAGAGCATTCCTTTTTAACTGTATCAGAAGGATTCCTGCGGGAACTTTCGGAAGTGAAACCTAAAAGGGTCATGAAGGCGAAAGCCGCTCCTGTTAAAAAGCGTAAGGCTAAAAAGCCTAAGCTTCAGGAGTCGGTTATCGAAGTGAAACCTACAATTAAGGAAGATATGACACACTTCAATGATCATTTTGAAACTCTAATTGAGAATGAAGTCTTACGAGAGAGCTTATCTGCTCTTGGTAAGGCACTAAAAAAAGAACGAAAACTATTTAATGAACAGCTAACACTCACTCAATCTAAATTGACACATCAAATTAGGACACTTGAGGAAGATAAACAAAGGTTAATACAAGAGCAAGAAGAGTTGAAGAGTAAAGCTGAAACAGAACAAACTGAAACAGATCAGCTAAGATTGCGAATGCAAACTGCTGCTGGTCTAAATCCTCATACCTATGCTGAAAAGCAGGAGATTAGTAAAGATGAATAACTATAAAAAGAATAGAACCTTTACGAGTCAAATCTTAGTTGCAGCACAGAAGGATTCTGAGAGGTTTCAGCCTCAACATACGCCAGAGCTACATACGGCTCTCATGGAGAAGTGGCACAAGTTTGGTTTGCTCAAGGGTCTTAAAAATGACCTTGAGCGAAGCAACGTATCACAGCTTCTTGAGAATCAGGCTCAGTGGATGATTAACGAGGCCGACACTACAGATGCCGAGGGATACAATACTGTAATTTTCCCAATGGTTCGCCGCGTTTGGGCGGGACTATTGGCTAATGAAATTGTGTCTGTTCAGCCTATGTCTCTTCCTTCTGGACTTGTATTCTATATGGACTTCGTAGATGAGGAAGGAAATCGCGTTCAGGACCAAGCGTTCTACAACCTAAATTACGGTATTGGAACTAAGTATTGGGTTGGATTCGGACCTTCTAACTTCACTGACATTGAAGGTGGTATCGTTCATGGAGGAGATCTTCCTGGTGATGATAGCTCTAACGGTATCGAACTTGATACTACTTCATTGTGGAAATATTACACAGGAACCCCCTCAAATCTTGTTGAAATGACTCAGGATAAGCAGTATGCGCTTTCTACAGCAGCAACCGCATTCACTCTAGATCCTGTAACTAACCTTCACAAGTACAGTATGCCTACCGTTTGGGTATATCCTTCCAATAGAACAACTCGTTTTGCGGATTGGGTACGCCTCTACGTTGTTACAGGTACGCCTGAAGCTTCCAACCAAGTACAGCTTAAGCTCTATGGAGCCGCTGGTACGCTTGCGTTGATCTTCAAGGATGCCTCAAACTTCGTACAGGGTGGGCTATATACTAATGATGGTTCAGAAACAATCACAATGCCTGAAACTGTAGGTGGGACTGCTCACGCGCAGGGCGAAGCCTTCCGCGAAGCTAACATTCTAGTTGACTTTGGTTACAATCCGTTTGAAATCGGAGATAACATTAATCAGCCTACGAATGCCTACTTGCTACAGGGCGAAGAAACTTCTAACATTCGTTCAATCAATCTTGAGATTAAGAGTAGCAGCATTGTCGCTGAGACTCGTAAGCTTAAGACGAAGTGGACTCCCGAAATCCAGCAGGACTTGCAGGCTTATCATAGCATTGATGCCGAGCAGGAACTTACTGGTGCGATGAGTGATGAAGTTACTCTTGAAATTGATAGAGAGATCATTAGGGATATTATTGGTCAAGCGGGTGCTGAGATTAAGGTTGACCTTGCTCATACACTTGCTGGTGGAGAAACAGTTCAGGATTCGTATCGAATCGTTGTTGAAGCTGTCTTGGCTGGATCAAACCTTATCCTTAAGAGAACTATGCGTGGATACGGAAACTGGATGATTGTATCGCCTGAATTGGCTACTGTTATGGAGTTCGCTGGTGCGTTCTTGCGTAACGATACCGATAAGTCGATCACATATTCTGGTGGAATGCATCTCGCTGGATTGCTTGAAAACCGTGTTAAGATTTATGTCGATCCTCTAATGCCAGCTACACAGGCTATTATGGGATACACAGGATCAAGCTTCCTTGAGACGGGATATGTATATGCACCGTATGTACCTATCCAGTTGACACCTACAGTCTTTGATCCTCATACCTTCGTACCTCGTAAGGGTCTATTGACTCGCTACGGTAAGAAGCTAATTCGTTCTGATTACTTTGTTCGCTTCGATATTACTGGTTGGCCTACTGCTGGTCTGGGTGCGTCACTTTATAGTGGTGGATTCGGTGAAGCAGCGAGAACCTTTGATGTTGGTCGCGTTGCAGGTTGGAACCCTTACAAGGTTAACTAATCAAGTTTGGATTTTAATTTGGGTAATCATTGACCTAGATGGGAGGGAAGAATTCTTCCCTCCCATTTTGTCTTTAAGGAAGAGGCTTAATGTCATATACACATACAACATTACTTTTTGAAGAAGATGTAATCGTCAATACAGATCGTGATAAAGTCATTGATTGGATGAAAGCAATGCTTGGTGATGATCCAAGTAGTATCCGAAATGACGGGATTACGGTTGAATTAGGTGTCGGACATTATGATGCCTCTATCGATGATTCTCTTCAAGAGTATTCTGCTATCATAAATGAGTGGTCGGCTCTGGATAATCTTGCAAATACCTTTGCAAGTCCTGGTGGAACTAATGAGCCTAACCCCGATGATATTGTTAACATTTCTCAACGAAGAGTGCTATCCACTTTTGGTTTCATTCTTCAAAAGACCAATAAGTATAGTGCGATTGCAGAGGTTGGGGGGAAAGTTACAGAACAGAAAGCCTTTTTTACTTCTACTGTCAATACTCAGCATTATGATTTATTAGAGCGTTCCTATGATGAAGAAAGCTATACCGATGTTAGTAATTTTGCTTCAGGAACGATTCTTCGTGTTGATGTAACGGGAACTAATTTGGAAAGTGATGCCGAGGCTAATTGGGAGTATGTTTTTGAAATTGGGAGAACAATCAATGACGAAACCAGCTATGTAAATTTATCCAGCTATCTTTCAACTGAAGTAATCAGTGGAACTGATCTTATATTGACTTTTAGTGAAGATTTTGGCACTCTTTTAACTGATAAGGTTCATTATGATCCCCAACCCGATTCTTGGGGAACAACTTCCCCTTGGCGATTGACTCTCAAGGCACCTTTCTCAGTTTCCATATATGATGATAGTAATAGTGAGATTTTAGCAGACGCTCTTAATAGAAATACGATGGAGATCAATAATATTGATTGGTATGAACCCGCAACGATTTTCAAATTTTATGATCCCTATAATACGGGAACAACGATTGGTGCGGAAGCATTTGGTTTTGGTTATACAGTAGAATCACCAATCTTTATGTATCCTGTGTTTTACGATATTCTTCGTGGGGCGCAACATGAGATTTCTGCAAGAGTTCGTAAGCAAAACTATTCAATCAAAGAAATGAATAAGCGTATTACAATTTGGCCTGTACCTGGATCTGATATTACTCAGGTGGGTGTAGGTAAAATTTGGTTTGACTACATCGTACCCTTGAATCCCTATACGGATGCTAATCTAGGATCAGAGGGAACCATTGCTAACATGTCTAACATGCCCTATTTTCAGTTGAAGTATTCACATATCAATAGTATGGGGCATCGATGGATTCACAAGTTTTCTCTTGCTACGGCAAAGGAAGTCTTGGGGCGAATCCGAGGAAAATTTACTACTATTCCAGTTCCCGATTCTGAAATCTCTCTTGATGCCCCTTCTCTCATTGATGAAGCGAGACAAGAGAAAGAAGAACTTAGAGCAAGTCTGCGTGAGCTTTTAGAAAAGGCTCTTGAGTCTGCTCTTATTCAAAATGAAGCAGATGAAGCAGAAGGACTAAATAAAGTTTTACAGTTTACTGCTCCTGATTCACCGATTGTTATGGGTTAATTATGAGTATCAATTTTTATGTTAAAAGTAAAGATAAAACTTTCCTTACAAATGCTTCACAAGAGCTTGTTAATGATTTATCACAGCAGAATGTGACGCTCTACAGGATTAATAAAGATGCGGTTACTTATGATCCTCTCTATGGAGAGGCAAGTAATGTAGAGACAAACTACTATAAGTGGAGTGATGTATATTGCTTCATTCGTTACGTCCCACCTGAACTAGCAAGAGAAAAGTACGGAGTTGATCACGCTCATGTTATTAACTGCTACTTCGATTATGACTATGTTTCTGTGTTGGATGCCGATGTTCCTGGTCCTTCCGAGTGTCTTGTAAGAGAAGGAGATTATCTCATTCACGAAGGAAAAACCTTCGTTGTTCACAGATCGGTTAAGGTTGAACGAGTTTTCGGCTTAGAAAATACGCCACGAACTCTGTTAGCAGAATGTCACTCAACAAGAGATCAAGTTTTCACAGTATGAAGGTAGTTAAACTATGGCTATAAACACAAGAGCATTGCTGAGAGACTATGATCAAGGTATCGTGGATTGGTTAGATAGTCTTGGCTTGACTGATATTGATGGAAATTCTGTTGGAGTTTTCTATTCAGCATGGCCGCGTTGGAGGTATCAGTTTCATCCTAGTAACTCAGTTGAAATTGATTATAATAGAATCAAGGGGCTTCCTCTTGTGGCTGTTCGAAGAAGGTCTTTTGAGGTTGATAAGAGTCGCTATGTGTTTCCAAGTGCGGGAACAAAGTTAACGGTAGGAACAATTGCTAAAGAGGGGGAGCCTTCTTCAAGCCTTCAAAGAGTGT